TATTTGTTTTTGTATTCTTGCTTTTGATTCTTTTATTGTTACAGGTCTTATTGCAGTAAGTGTAATTGGATTTGCTAATGTAGAAATATTAATATTTTTTTCTTTATTTATAATAGGTGCTACTTCCTTTAATATATCTGATTCTTCTCCATCTTCCTCGTACCAATCAGGATTAACATAAGAGAATTGATGTCTGCAATTATATCCACCTCTAACTACCATTGGAGTTCCACCTTTCTTACCACTCCATGAAGTGCTATTCCATATTCTAGTTACTTCAGCAATAGTATAAATACCTTTACCACTTTTATCATAGACTCCATTAATCATGTTTCTACATAATGTTCTTGTTGTCGGTATTACATCTCCATAGTATTTAACATAAGTAAGTCCAGCATCTTTAGCTTTATTAAAGTTTAGTGTTGCATCAAAATCTCTTAATGAGTCGTTTAGTATCTGACCAGCATATCGTTTCATGTTCTCTCCAACTCTTGTACTTGCGTATTTAGTTTGAAGTATCTTAACAGCACTATCTACTCTTGAAGCTAATGCTGGGTTATCTTTATTGTTCTTAACATAATCAACTAATCTATTTACTGCTGGGTCGCTTGACGTAGCATAGATTCCATTAATTGATTCTCTTAATTCTTTTTCTAATACAGTAAATTCAGTTCCAACTAATGTATTTTGATAGACTTTATCTGACAATATCCTTGTGAAGTTATTAGATACATCTTTAAACTGTGTGTAATATTGTTTTTTAAGATTCTGAACTAATGCTAAATCTCCTTTTGTAAGTTCTTGAAATTCAGGTGGTATAAGTCCAATAGTTTTAAACTGTCTTTCAACTCGTTTAGCTTGTTCTCCAAATCCTTTTCTAACTACCCTATCTGCAAATGGTAAATATTCTTTATCAAGTATTGCTTTAATTTTTGGTCTTATTGCTACTGCACTTTGTAATTCAATTAATTTACCAGCAGTTCTAGGAAGTTGTTGATCTGCTAAAGATACGATCTGTGCTTCTATTCTATCTAATGTTTGAGTGAGTTGTTTGTAGTATTCGATCTCGGCTTTCTCTATACCCTTGATTCGATAATTTGTTAAATCTTTGATTATGTCTGCCATTTTGTTCTAATTATGTTCTAATATATACTCCAAAAAGCTAGTAAATACTATGCTCGTTTTTATTTGACCTTTATATCAATATTTTATACATTTTATATATAAATAACAAATAAAGGAGAGAGTAATGCAAACACAAGAAAACACAAAAACACTAGACCAACAATTTAAAGAAAAAACAGGAATAGATGTTTTTCAAAAAAAAAGAGGTATCAACCTTGACCCTGTAATTGGAATGGGAGTTACAAGAAGTATAGGGTCTGATTCTTACCCTTTTACAATTATTGATATACTAAATGTTAAAGATAAAACTATACTTAAAATAGAACGTGATCATAATGAGTATGAGTATAATGCACCATATAAAGCTAGAGAAAAAGAAGCTAAATATCTTGAACAATATAGAAATCATGGATTAGATGGTCGTATTGAATATAGAGATATTAAATGGAATGAAAAAACTAAAAGATGGAATAAAGGTTGTTCTTATTATTTCGCATCTGTTGGTAGAAGACATTACGATCTTGACCCATCATTTTAATTAATTAACTAACTAATGAAATAGGCGATCTTAATGGTCGCCTTTTTTATATCTGTTCTTCAGCTACTGTTTCTTGTTCTACTTCGTCTTGTGTAAATTCTCCAACCTCTGATTTAACATCTATCTCGTCAAATATATCATTTAGCTTTTCATCATCATCAATAACTGCTCTTGCAATTTCTTTATCTACTTCTTTATTGAAAGTAGAAGAACCAATGTTTAATGCTTTAGCTTGTTGGAAGTACATAAGATCACTTGCATAATCTCTAATGTTAAATGAATCAGGATAGTTTATTTCTCCATCATATTTTACATTTTGAAACATTGCATATAGTTTAAATAATTGTTCTTCTGCTATTTGTAAGTTGTCAGCTTTTTCAGATAGTCTAGCATTAAGTAATTCAAATTCTGTTTGTAAAGCTACACCAGATGATACTTGTGTCTTTGTACTTCTAATAGCACCAGTATGTGCAATTCTATTTATAGCATCTACTTTGTGTCTTACTGATTCCATAATAGCTTGTAAGTTTTGACCTGATGGTTGTAGTAAGTATGGTTTTAAATTAGGTTCTAATTCATCAGGCATTTCTATAACTGCACCAGCACCAGCACTTGCATTAACACTTGGAGTCTTAACTAATTATGGGTGGTTTGTTAATCTGATTAATTGTTCCATTTCAGAGTATTCATTGTAAATAGATTTTTGTAAGTCAGCTATATCTGTTAAATCTGATTGACCAATTCCTCTCTTATGAGATTTAGAATTGTATAAAATAACTGCTGGTATTTTGCCAATCTGGTTTGTGGCAGTATCTAGTAATCTAGGTTCTGAATCTTTAGGAAGATATACTGTGTCAATCCTATCAGGAAACCATAGTCTAAAATACTGTCCACCCTCTTTATCTACTTCTTCTCTTACTTTTAAATAGTCAAGTTCATATCTACCATTTGCTTGTCTTTGAAAATTCCAATCAAAAACATTTTCAGGAGTTAAGATTGATAAGTAGGGTCTGATATTTTGTTCTAGTTCTTCTGCTTGTGTGTTTGTCGTAATATTAGGTTTATCTAAAATCATAAAAACATGACCATAGATAGACGCATAATTTTGTGCTTGTCTTATTACAGAGTTTAAATTGTTACCCTCTAAATCTGCATCTTTTAAGAATGAATCTAAACTAGCTTCATCTGCCATTTCTCCAAAATCTCTACTTGGTCTAACTCTAAATAAAAATGATGAATAAATTTGAATAATATTTTTACAATGATTATCGCATGGAGTGTTTGCAAGTCTTTGATTAAACTCGTTATCTAATTCTAAATTATATCTGCTTAAATATTGTCCTACCATATAATCATAACCACCATTATACGATCTAATATAATACTGCCAATTAGTAACTGTTTCCTGATAATCTGTGTGAAGTTCTGTTATTAAATCTCTGTTATATGCCATAATTTATTTCATTGTCCATCTTCTCGGAGAACTAAATACTGTCTGTGTAGTCAATGGTTTTAAATAATCAATCATATAACCTAGTGCGTCATTCATATGGTCGAATCCATCTTCCTTATCAGGAATATTTGTATTCTCTTTGTATATCTGTCTTTGTAAACCTTTTATCAGGGTTTTGCAAGATTGTGAAACAAAAATATGTCTGACTCCATTGGAATCTTTTAATCTGCTATTCACAGCATTGACTCTATCTCGAATTGCTGGGTGTTTATTTTTAACTTTAACTTTGAAACCAGCATTCTGTAAAATAGATAAGTCAGTTCTCCCACCAGCACTTGTCTTTCTTTGTTTAGAAGCTGGGTCAGGATATATAAAGATTGGTATTTTAGTACCATATCTATCTCTTAATTCTTGCACCATTTCATCTGTATTACTTCCATAAATAATTACTTCATCTACAAATATTACTTTATCCTTTTCTAATTGTGCAACACAAGCAGACATAGGGTCTACGTTAAAGTCCATTCCTACGTGTAAAGGCTTCTCCCAATCAATAGTTTTCTTAACTACATTATCTACAGGGTGGAAGTTGTAATAAACAGAACCAGCATAGTTTTCAAATGTACCCTCAAATTCTTGTCTAAAAGTTCTTATATCTATGTCTTGTTTGGCTTGTTCTATTTCTTCTGCTGAAACCATACCACCTTCAACAGTAGTATATTGGTAACTATCCCATTCTTCGTCTTGCTTTCCTTTAAGGTATAATTCATATGACCAATTACCATAGCCTTTAGGAGTTCCACAGAATAAAACTTTTCCGATGGTGTCAGAAACAGATGCTCTCAAGACTTCATACCATGCTCGTTTATCTATATCTGCAAACTCATCTAATATAAGAAAGTTTAATCCACTACCTCTTAACCCATCATAATTATCAGCACCCTTTAATGAGATTGTACTATTAGATTTCCTGATTGTAATAGTCATAGTAGTTTCGTTAATATCGTCTATCCAATTAAACTGATTAAGCATCTCTTTTAGATTAGCCCATACGATCTCTTTAGCCATTTTAAATGTGGGTGCTATATACCAGATTTTCTGATTAGGTTTTGTTGCATACTTCATCATCTCGGTAATACACAAATAGGTTTTACCAAATCTACGACCACTAATTAAGACTCTGAATCTACTGTCAGAACTACTAACCTTCAATTGAGGTTTAGTGAGGGATATTTTCATTTAGTTTATTGAAGTGGATTTTTTGTACTTACCTTTATTTCTTCAATTTGAACTTTTAATAATTTGATTTCAGCTTCATTAACTAAAATTTTAGTATGACCATGTGTAGTATCTACACTTTCTAATGCTTTAACTTTTTCTTCTAATACAGCAACCATAGATAAATCAATAGTTTTAGATGCGTTTTCCAATACATCTATTTTAGTCATAATTTCGCCATACTTAACAAACCCAGCACCTATACTTCCTATAAGTCCAATAATAACAACTATGTTTGTAAGATTCTTTTTAATATCTTTAACCATTTTTTAACTCCTGTATCTGTAAAAGTAACATATTCTTTTGATACTTTATTTCGTTTAATTTTTTAATCTTAATTCCCATTATATCATTATCAATATATTGGACTAAATCAACATTCTTATAGATAGACCTATTATCAAATATTGCGATCTGATTCAAATAAATATCTTTAGGTATATA